AAGCAAACAAGCAATATGATTCCACAAAACGCTCTGATGGCAGGCCAGCCGATGCCGGCAGGACCAGACGCCATGGCGGCCAACGACGACGCCGCATACGAGAGCAAGACGCCGCTGGAGACGCTGATTGCATGGTTCGAGGACGCCGAAGAGGCAACCGAGACCGCGCGCAAGCTGTCTGAGCGCGACCGCGATTACAAGGACGGCAATCAGCTGACGGCGGCTGAGCTGAAAGCCCTTGCGGAACGTGGCCAGCCCGACGTGATCGTTAACCGCATTCAGAGCAAGGTGAATTACCTTATTGGGTTTGAGGCGAACAACCGCACAGATCCGAAAGGGTTCCCGCGCACACCACAGGACGAAGGCGCGTCCGAAGCTTGCACCGACGCGCTCCGCTACGTTGAAGACGCGGCAGAGATGAAGCCGAAGTTCAGCAACGTCTGGGAGAACATGCTCGTTGAGGGCTACGGCGGCATAGAACTGCTCGTAGAAGAGCGGACAGACCAGGCCACCGGCCAGCCCAAGCGCGACATTGCCGCCGTCGAATGGGATTGGGATCGCCTGTTTTACGATCCGCACAGCCGCAAGCCTGATTTTTCAGATGCTCGCTATCTCGGTGGCGTGGTGTGGATGGACGCCGAAGACGCGCGCGAGATGTGGCCTGGGGAAGAGCAAGCCGAGGCTATTGAGAAGACGGTTTTGGACGGCCATATCGGCACCACGTACGACGACCGGCCGGAGTGGAAAAAATGGACTGCCGGCAAGGGCCGCAAGCGCGTTCGCATTGTGCAGATGTACCATCGCGAAGGGCGGGCGTGGTGGCTGTGCAAGTTCACGAAGGGCGGCAAGCTCGAGAGTATGCCCGTCCCGTTCAAAGATCAGAACGGCGATAGCTGGTGCCCGCTGCTCCTGCAATCGGCGTTCGTCAATCGGAAAAATGAGCGGTACGGCATCGTTCGTTCGATGATCTCGGTGCAGGACGAGATCAACAAACGCCGATCCAAGGCGTTGCATCGTCTCAGCATGCGGCAGGTCAGGGCAGAACGCGGCGCGGTCGATGATGTCGACGCGGCTAAGAAAGAACTCGGCAAGCCGGATGGGTGGGTCGAGACTAACCCCGGATTTGAGTTTGAGCTCTTGAGCCAGGGCGACCAGCTTGCGGCCGAACTGACGATGCTGCAGGAGGCCAAGAACGAAATCGAGCTGATGGGGCCTAACGCTTCGATGCAGGGCAAGGGCGAGGACGCCGCGTCAGGGCGCGCGATTCTTGCCAACCAGTCGGGCGGCCAGACCGAGATCAGCGTGTTAGTCGACCGGCACCGTCAGTTGAAAAAGCGCTGCTATCAGCGGATGTGGGATCTGATTCGCCAGTTCAAGGACGAGCAGTGGTGGATTCGCGTTACCGACAACGAAGAGAACGTGAAGTTCGTCGGCTTCAACCGCCCTGTGACGGTGCGCGACGAGCTGATGAAGCGGGCCGAGGCTGCCGGTGTTCCGCCGGAGAAATTTGCTCAGCGGATCATGGAACTTGAGGCTGACCCGAACGCGGCGCAACAGCTTGAGCAAGTCGTTAGGACCGAGAACAACCCGGCGCAGATGTATATGGACATCACTGTCGAGGAAGTTCCCGACACGGCGAATATCCAGATGGAGCAGTTCGACGCGTTGGTGAAGCTCGCGCCGGCAGTGGTGTTCCCGCCGTCTGTCTATATCAAGGCATCGGGCCTGCGGAATAAGCGTGAGCTGCTGGACGAGTTGCAGACCGGCGGTCAGAAGGAAGACCCGGCAGCGACCGAGCTTAAGATGCGCGGCGCTGTTGCCGAGGTGGCCAAGCTCGAGGCCGAAGTCGAGAAGATCAAATCCGAGGCGGTCAAGATCCGCGTCGAGGCAAACATGGCATTACAGCCTGATCCGGTGGTGACAGATCCCGCCGTCGAGCAGGGGCAAGCCGCACAATCCGTACCCGCGTCAGTACAAGCGTCCCCGCCGCCAGGGGCAATGGGCGATCCAGCACAGCCGCCGCCGGGCTTAACGGGCGTTGATGGGATGGCAGCACAATGAGCGACCTCGAAACGATTCTGACGGAACAGACGACACCAACGAACGCGCCGGCCACTGCAGAGCCGGTGCAATCCGAAGGGCCGGGCGATAACCCAGCGACAGCGCCGCCGGCTGCCGCACCCGATCAGACCGTACCCGAGGGATATGTCCCACGCGCAGCCATCCAGGACGAAAGACGCAAGAGGCAGGAGCTGGAAGCAAGGCTCAAAGAGTACGAGCAGCACTTCCAGCGGCGCGAGCCACAAGCACCGCCGCCCGATTGGTATGCGGAGCCGGAGAAGGCCGCTGCGGTCATGCAACAGCAGGTTCAGTATCAGATCACGCAGACCAAGGTGGCCATGTCGCAGGATTGGGCGCGTACGCAGTACCAGGACTACGACGAGATGGAGCAGCTGTTCACGACTGCGGCCGACCAGCAGCCGCATCTGTGGCAACAGCTCTATCAGCATCCTAACCCGGCGAAGTTTGCTTATCAGCAGGCGAAAAAGCTCAAAGTTGTGCAGGACATCGGCGACGATCCCGACGCCTACCGGCAACGGATCATCGCTGAATATCAGGCCTCTCTCGGGCAGCAACAGCCAGCGCCGCAATCACAGCCTCGTGCGCCGCAGCGTCCACAACTCCCAACCAGCCTCGGCCGCACTGTGAGCGCTCAACCGCGTGATGAGCGCGGCAAGTTCGCGGGACGGGCCGAGATTTCTGACATCCTTGGCGATTAGGAGGCCTTAAATGGCTGAGACCACGGTCCCATCTGGCTTGACTGTCCAGCAGTGGGACGAGAAATACTTCACGGAATACTTGAGCCAGAACTGGTTCAAGCAGTTCATGGGAACCGGATCTTCCAAAGTTATCCAGGTCAAGGAGGATCTGACCAAGAAGCCCGGCGACGCGGTGACGTTCACCCTCGTCAATAAGCTCACCGGCGCAGCCAAGGGTTCGTCCGAAGCGCTGGAAGGCGCCGAGGAAGCCGCCAGCCTGCGTTCGTTCCTCGTGCGGGTACGTGAGTATGCGCACGCCGTGAAGTTCAAGAAGTTTGAGGCCCAGAAGACCGCCATCGATCTGCGCAACGCGAACCGCGACGTGCTGATGGATTGGAATATGGAGCTGGACCGGGACAATATCATCGATGCGATGATGAGCATCAACGGCACGCTGTTTGCGTCTGCCGATGCAACCGCGCGCAATGCGTGGCTCGTCGACAACGCCGATCGGGTGCTGTTCGGCAAGCTCAAGAGCAACGCCGTCTCTGGCGTGCATGCAACGGCGCTGGCGACGATCGACAACACCGACGACAAGCTGACGCCAGACGCGATTTCGCTGATGAAGCGGATGGCGATCACTGCCAATCCGAAGATTCGCCCGTTCAAGGCGCGTTCCTCAATCGGCACCACGGATGCTTATGTTCTGTTCGCACATCCGCTGCACGTCCGCGATTTGTCGCTGAATTCGACGTTCGTGGCGGCCAATCGTGAAGCCCGCAATCGCGGCGAGACAAACCCGCTTTTCACCGGCGCGGACTATATGTGGGAGAACGTCGCAATCTACACGATTGAGGACATTCCCACGGCGTCGAGCACGGTGACGGTGGCTCCTGCGTTCTTCTGCGGCGCCCAGGCCCTCGGCATGGCGTGGTCGATGCGTCCTCAGACGGTTGAGGAGGAGTTCGACTACAAGCGCGCGGTAGGTCTGGCCGTCAAGCAGTGGTACAAGGTCGAAAAGCTGCGGTTCGGCAGCGGCGACTCTGACACGTCTGACTACAAGGACAACGGCATGGTGACGGGCTGGTTTGCTGCTGTCGCTGACGCTTGATTGGGGGATTGAAACATGGCTGCTGAAACTCTTTCGAACTCGCCTTTGTCTGTGGGCGCTGCCCACGGACTGGCGAAAAATCTCAAGGTCTGGCACCGCAAGTACGAGATTGCCGCGAACGTCGAGGATGGCGACATTTTCGAACTCGGCTATCTGCCGGCGAATGTCATGGTCTGCGGCTGCGTGTTCTCGCTTGACGACATCGACACCGGCACTGAGGCAATGGATCTTGATGTCGGTTGGGCGGCGAACGGTGGCGGAAGCGCAACGTACACCGACAGCGAAACCAACGTAACCTACACCAACAGCGCAGCGACCGCCTCGGCAACGGGATTTAGCAACGCTGGTGTTCTGACCGGGGACGGCCTGGCTGAATCTCACGCTGGCAATCAGCGGATTCAGTTTTATCCGGACCCGCTGTTTTTCTCTGAAAAGACGAAAGTACAGATTGAAGCGAATGTTGCGGCGAACGCCTTCACGGCTGGAACGGCGGGCGTTTATCTGTTGTACTACGCCATCTAATGGCTCGCTCTAAGGCCGATTTGGCCACTGCCACCTTGCAGCTAATTGGCGTTCTCGACGCGACGGAATCCCCGTCGGCCGAGGATGGCGCCTATGTGGAGAATCGTTACGACGATCTTCGCGAGGAACTGGTCGACAAGGGTCAGGCTTATTGGCCTTCAACAACGCGCACCACGGCGGAAATTCCCGCCGTGGTGTTCTCCGCATGCACAATGATACTGGCGGGCCGGTGTGCGCCGGCTTTCAGCGTGCCAGAGCCGACTGTCACCGACGATGACGGAAAGCAAATGCCGTGCTCAGCCAAGGGCTGGCGAGATTTGCGGCGGCATTTAGCTAAGCCGGCCAGTGGCAATCCAACGTCGGCGAACTATTACTGATGGCTCCTGTCCCCATACCCCTCGCCTATCGCAGCGCTGCCGGTCGGTACGGACAGGACGGCGCGGCAAAACTCATGAATTTTTATGCCGAAGAAGTCGGCGACGAGGGCAAGGCCAAGGTGGCGCTTTATCCCATCGGGGGGCTGGCGCCGTTCGCGACACTCACAGGAGCCGGCGGCATACGTGCTCTACTCGCGCTAAGCGATGACGAGCTGATCGCCGTGGCCGGCCGCGTGCTATCGCGCATCGACTCGGGTGGTGGTGTGACGGCGCTCGGTGGCATCGTGTCCGATGGCCTTGTGACGATGGCGCGCAATCGGGCGAACCCCGTACAGTCGATGATTACCTGTGACGGCGCAACCAGCGTGCTGCAATCGGGCTCTCTGACATCGTTTACTGATCCCGATCTTGCGCCGGCCAACAGTGTGTCGTCGCACAGTGGGTACTTCCTGTGGACCCACGACGACGGCATGATTACGTTTGCCGGGCCTGACGAGATTAACGTTGACGCGCTCGACATTTTGACAGCGGGCACCAGCCCTGACCGGCTTATGCGCGGCTACTCGCGCGGATCGGATTGGCTGGCGTTTGGGTCGCGCACGGTTGAAGTGTGGAACGAAACCGGCGGCGACAGTGTTTTCACCCGCACGACGACCATCAACATTGGTTGCCTGTCGGCGGCCAGCGTGGCGGACATCGACACCACGGTTTGCTTTGTCGCTCATGACGGCACAGTGCGCGTGCTCAATGGCTACACGCCCGAGCGGATCAGCACGCATGATGTGGAGCGGCTGATTGCAGCGGATGCCAGCCCGTTGACCATTCACGGGTTTGGCTGGACCGAGCGCGGTCACCGCTTCTATGGCCTCACGGGCAGCACCTGGACCAAGGTCTACGACATGACCACGGGTGGCTGGCATGATCGCCAGAGCGGCGGCCTGTCGACGTGGCGCTGCGGATCGGCGGTGCAGCTCGGCACCAAGCGCATCTTCGGGCACATCTCGAGCCCGTACCTGTATGAACTCAACCCCGATCTGCAGACCGAGGACGGCAACGAGATCGACTGTCACGTGATCTGCCCACCGATCCACGGCAAGCGGTTGCCAGTGTCTAACGTGGTGCTGGACGTGATTACAGGCGTTGGCACGGGCACGGGCGCAGCGCAGAACGTCAACCCCGTTCTGCTTCTGGATTACTCGGAGGACGGTGCCCAGACGTTTAGCGCTGAGCGTCAACTGGAGCTCGGACGCCAGGGCCAAACGCAGCGCAAGCTCAAAGCCACGCGACTTGGCCGGATCAGCGACGTAGGCCGTTCCTGGCGGATGCGGTGCACGGCCAGCGTAGTGCGATGCATCATGGGCGCGCGGATGAATGATGACGCCTGAAGTGTACGCTCAGTTCGCTCTGATCGCGCGCAATCTGTCGCTTGCGGCTCCAAGCCCGCAAGAGCCGTTCGGTTCGCCAGCGTGGGTGCAGTTCTCC